CAGTTTCCAAACTATTAGTTCCTTTTAAATCGTATTGAAAGCAAGTAAATGTACCAGATAAATCGGTGATTTCATCGTCTACTTTGGTTACAGTTCCTAAGTCTCCAAAGTCAATGAACCAAGCTCTTACTATACCACCAATAACATCTTTACAAGGCACTTTTCTACCAGCTGTTAAATCGCAAGCCATATTGTTATTGTTTTAAATTAAGGGAGCATTTCAGCTCCCTAATTATTATTTTATTTCTTAAGCGTGGTAAAGAACGATGTCAGAACCAATGCCATATTGAACACCAGCCGTATATCTCATTACAACTCTTGCATTTTGCGAACCATCTAAATCCGCCATATCTAATAACTTAACTTCGTTGTAGTCAGAAAGTAATCCTGTACCAAAGAATAAGTTTGATTTTTCAGCAGCCATTGCAGTATCGTCATTTAATCCATTAGCTACGAATAACTTAACACCATCGAATGATAATGCTTGGTCACCATACCACATATGAGATTTAGCATCTACACCTGAGTTAGTAGCAGCAAATCCACCTAAAGCTCTTACATAAGCTCTTGCAATGTTTTGTGAAATGTAAATGTGTAAATCTTCTTTTCCATAAAGTGCAGATGGTATTGCATCTACAATAGAACCTAATTTATCAATTACATTTGAAGCAGTAACCGCAGCGTGTGACGCTACATCGATAACGTCAGCATCAGCTAATGCTAAAGTAACTAAACCATCATATTCTCCAGCGTTTGCATTAACACCTTCCCAAATTGTCTTCTCGTTCTTTTCAGCTACTAAACCAGCTACGTGACCGATCATAAAATCTGAAAATTTTGGTGGCATATTGTCAAATGCAGAATAACCCATTTGTACTGCTTCCCAATCAGATGTGAAATTTGATTTACATAATTCAAGATTTACTTGAAATTCTTCTGGTTGTAATATTCTTTCAGTAAGAGTTACAGTTCCAGTTGGTGTAAAATCACAAGTTGCATCTTTAATAATATTAGCATCAGTTGCTACTTTCTTAATTACTTCTTTAAATTTTACATTTGGTTTTACTTCAATACCACCTTGTTCGATAGTTGCTCCACTAAGTAAAGCTGCAGAAATATATTTTCCTGCAAATTCACCAGCGTAAGTTGAAGTTATACTTGTTGTTGTTGCCATTTTATTTTATTTTAATTGTTAAATATTTTGTTATAAACTCTATCTTTAGTTGTTACAACCTTATTAGCAGAAATTTTGAAGTTTAATTTTTTATCTTCTTTTTCTGGATTGTGTTTTACAGGTTCAGCAGATAGTTCAACTTCTTCTACTTCTTGCTTAACTTTAGATAGTTCTTCTTTTTCTTCTTTGTTACCCATTTTTTCAATCATTTCTTTAAGCTCATTCATAGCTAATGAAAATTCTTCTTTAGTAACATATTTCATTTCTTCTTCTTCTTCTAATTCAGTTTCTACATCTTCAGTAACTGATTCGTCCGAAAGTTCTTCTTCTGCAACTTCTTCTTCTTTAGCTGCTTCTTTAATACTATCGATTAGACCTTCTTCAGTAACTACAAGAATTTTGCCATCTTCTAATTCATATTCACCAATAGGAAGTGCAATTTCTTCTTCTTCTGTTTTAATGAATATTGATTTTCCAGCTTCAAAAGATTCTGCAACAAGTACAGTACCATTTTCAAGTGTTATTTCGGCTAATTCAATTTTACTTTCTGAAAGTTCCACACCAACAATATTTTTTATTTTGTTTAATATATCGTTTGCTTTCATAATTATTATATTATATACTTAATGTAAAAAAAAACGTTAAGTGTTATGTGTTTTTAAATTTTTATTTTATTATGCTTTTTTCTGTATAATAAACCACTCTGTTCCATCACTCCATAATGTCACACCTTCGTACTCTTTATTAATTTCATAATAGTTTGTTGAACCGTCTATTGTTTGAGTTCCAAATGGTGTTAAACGAGCTCTTGTGTTTGTTACAAATGTAGTATTAGAAATAAATCTTATTACTCTATTTATATTATTTGCATCTGTCGCGTCAGGTAAAGTTATATTCATTTCTCCTTGCGGTCCAGAATAAGACAACACAAATATTTCTACATCTGCATAAATACTATTATTCAAATCTACGTCAATGTTGCTTTGAACAGGTAGGTTATAAGGAACTAAATAGTTTACTATCTCTTTTTGTAAATTTGCAAATGAAACTTTTTTTGTTTCACTACTTTGCACAACTGCAAATTCATCAACGCTATTTAAATCAGTTGTTGCAGTTAATTCTGATATTCTTTTACTCATTTTTAAAGTTTTATATTATTATTATTTTCTTGTTTTAAATTGCCTCCAGCCTCTAAAAGTAAAACTCCAGCGCCTGTAATAACCCCTATTCCTTGTGCTTCGTGTGAACCATCACAACAATTTATGCTATACGTACCATCAGAACAAATACAAGCTCTTCTTCCACCTTTTGGTGAAGTTCTACTTGGTGTTTTAAATCTTCTTCTTCTTTTCATTTTATTTTTTCTTTACGCAGTTAGGAACTCTTTTACCATTTTTTATTTTATAGCCAATCATTTCGTAACCATCCCAACAAGGTTTTTTTAATTCGTGCTTTTCACAAGGCATATACCATTCCTTGTTTTCAAACTCGTGAATGTGAAATCCTTCGCATCCTATGTTTGAAGCCATTTCTTCTGCTTTTTCTTGTGTGCTATAAGCTAGCCTATCATCAATAATAGCAAAGCCATCATTAATCATCATTGAAGCTAAATTGATTTCACCAAGTTCTTTTAGTTTGCTTTCGCTCCAACGTAAACCAGCTTTACCACCCCACAATAAATAAGAAATAGTTCCGCAAGCTTCTTTGTCATTCTCATCGTAATATTCAGCAGCTCTTGATAAATAACTATACATTCTTTTTAAAGTTTGTACACTAATGTTTTCTTTATTAGCTAATTGCTGCGCTCTTATTTTTCCTACTTGTGTAGCACACTTATTGTTCACTTTTTCGTTTAGTTCAATTCCACGTTTAGCGTTATTGCTAACTGCATCTGGATAGTCTTTAAAAGTTTCTAATTCTGTTCTTTTACCTGTTTTAGTTCTACCATCTTTTTTAATAAGTGCTTTAATATTACTTAACATATATTGCGCCTCATCTTCCATAATAGCTTTCATTTCTTCTTTTAAGTCATCTTTTTTTATCTTCGCCTTGTCAGCAAAATAACCTTCAATACTAAAACCTTTTACTTTTCCACTCTTAACGTAGTCATTCCAAACCTCATCATTTTCGACTTTCATTGAAATCATCCAAGTACCAACAGGAACTTCCAATCCGTATAATCTGCTTTTATCTTGTTCACCTTCTACAATCCAAGATTCGACAACTGTTAAATCATTAATGCTCATTTGATGTTCTAATGTTGCATTGTTTTGATTGCCATTCATAAAAAATAATTCTGATGCTCTTCTTACTGTTTCCTTTGAAAAGTAAACATAAAACATTTCTTCACCTTGTTTTCTAAAAATAGGTTTGTTAGGTATTAAAGCAGCACCCATTAAGATTCGCTTTTCATCATCTACTTTTGCCAATTTTATTTCTTGGTCTGCTAATGCAATAAAGTCACTTTCTATTGCTGGATTCTCTACTATGGAAACCGCATCGATTCCATTAACCTCGTTTTCTTCGTCTAATAATAATTCTACTATATTCATTTTATTTATTTTTTAATTTCCTAATGTTGCAGTACTTACTATTGCATTATCTAATTGTTGTTGTGTTGTTACTTCACCAGCCACCACAAAAGCTTGTACTGGTCCTTGATTTGTTAAAGCTCCAGCAATTTGATTAAATCCACTTTGACCAACTACGTTAAAACTTGGCGGTTGTGATGGTGCACTTGTTCCTCCTCCAAGACTACTTGTTGAGCTTGTTAAAGATGTTTCAGTAGGTATGCTTGATGTTTGAAATTTTGTTTTTTTTATGTTTTGCACTTCTGCAATACCACCAGCAAACACAAGCCCAGCATTTATAAAATTTAAAGGAGGTGGTGCACTTGCTAAAGCTTTACTCACTCCAATAGATGTGTTAATTATTGCACTAGCTATACCTATTGCTTTATTTACCTCAAAAGCTTTCTTTTGACTTTTTTCGTCTTCTGTTGCAAAAGCTTGTGTCAATTGGTTAATTGTTGCCAAAGCGTTTAAGCTTGTTGCTATGATAGCATCCTGCAAAGCTTGTTCATTTGCTTTTATTTTATCATTAGCAACTTTGTTATTATTTACTTTTGCATTATTTATTTCTTTATCTCTTGTAATTTCTTGTTGTCTTGCTTGTTCTAAAAATTCATTTAAAGCAATTTCTGCATCAATTTTAGCTTGTGTTCCAGCATTAGCATTATTAATAACAGTTTGTAGTCTTTCGGTTTGTAGCTCTTTTTCTTCTTCATCAATTTGTCTTTGCTTTTCTAATCTCTGTAAATCATCTTGTATTTGTTCAGCATTAAATCTTTTTTGTTCTATTGATAAATTTGCTTCTGATTCTAATTTTGAATTAGTCATTTCTAATTCTTCCTTACTTAATGCTAAATCATTTGCTTGCTGCTCACTTCTAAAACCAGCAACTTGCGCTCTAACTGCTGCAAGCTCATTTTCAGCCTCCATCACTGCTTTCTTAAAATCAATATTGTCTTTATCTTTTTTAAGTTCTACTTGTGCTGCTCTTAATGAAATTTTTGCATTATCAAGCATTGTTTTTTGTTGCTGCTCTAATACAATAGCAAGTTCATCATTTGCTTTTTTTCTATCTTCAATACTATTTCTTTCATCGTCTCTTAATTGTCTTAATGTTTCAGCTTGTAAATCGTATTGCTCTATCAATCCTTGATTTGCTACTTGTGCTAGTTCTGCTTGTTTTTTAAGTTCAACATTTGCTTTAGCGTTTTCCAATGTAGCTTCAACACTAATTTTACTTACTTCATCAATTACTTGAACACCAATATCTGCAGCCTCTGTTACTGCTTCAATAAAATTTTCACCAATTGTTTTAGCTGATTCAATAACACCTTCACCAATACCAATTACATTATCTTTTATTTGTACAAGTTCAGCTTCTAATTCTTTAATTCTTTCTGGGTCGTTACCACCAAGCCAAGACTTTTCCCAAACTAATTGCGCACCAACAATAGCTGCTTTAATTCCTTC